GTTTGTGAGTAGTTTATTAGTGTATTTCTATACTCAGCAAAATCTTTATTTATATAGTTTATGTCTCTTCTGATTGCCATTATGCGAAGTTTAATTCTAAATCATCATTAATTGTAGTGTTTATAACTGAGTAGAATATTTGTACTGTAATTGAATTATTATCTGGATTAGATAATACATTTAACTCTTGAACATTAACATTTGGAAAAAATGTACTTATTTTATCAGCAACATCCTCTTTTAAAAAATCTAAATTATTTTCTGTTATTTGGGTAAATATGAACTCCCTTAACCCACCACCAAACTCAGGATTACCTGGTCTTTCTCCCACATTAGTAAGAAAAAAGTTTATTAGATTACTTTTAATAGCTTCCTTAGTAGTATAATTAGGGGTAAATACACCACCAGAGCTAAAAGGGAGACTAACTCCAATACCAACTCTTGGCCTTGTATCATTAGGAAATTTCTGTACTGCTCCAAATGCCATTTTATTATACTTTACCTTTCATTAAATTCATAATTTGACCCATATCTACTTCTCCTGTTGGGAGTTGGCTATCAGGGGATGCTGTATTAGTATTAGTTACTTGCATAGGCACATTTGATGAAGTTGCCTTTATGGTACCATTTGCATCAGGCATCATATTACCTAATACATTTTGAATGTTTTCTCTCATAGCTAACCTATTATCTTCTGGCATAGGAGTATTTTGAGGAGCAGGGGTTGTAGTAATCACTTGTTGAGGTGATCTTACTGCTTCCATAAGGATGTCTTTCATCTCTTCTTGAATAGCTTCTTTAACTGCTTCTTTTACAACGGATTTTAGTTCACTTAGTTTCATATCTTAGTATATGTTTATTATAAATATTGATTTAATCTGCTTTTAAGTTATTTTGAATAATATAAAATGATAACTCATCAATTAATATTTGATCTTCCGCACTAAACGATACTTCTCCTTTTACAATAGTTACCCCAGCGCTATTTTTTCCAATAGCTCTTCTTTTATATAATTCTCCTGTTTTACTTTGTTCATCCACTACTACGGAAATTTCAAAACCATTTACATTGGTTACCACTGGGTTACCTTGTTCTACTGATTCTTTCCCAATAGCTAGTAGTTCATTATTAATTTCTGTCATTTCTAACCCTTCATTTCCTTCACTTCCACTAGCACATCTTTCTATTAATTCATCTATCTTTTTTAGATATCTTAATATTATAACTAAAGATGCTATTAAAAATACTAATGCAATAATTAATGCTTTTCTTAAATCTTTATTAGCTGTTTCAAACTTATCAAATAATTCTTTTATACCTTCTAAAGCGGCTACTATAGGATAAACAACTGTAGGAGCTGGAGTAGAAAATATTGCTAATTTACCTGCCTTAAAGGCAGCGCTAACAGCTAAAAATACAGCTACTAGAGCGGTATTAATAGCAATTACTTTATATATGTTATTTAATTGCTTTACTATAGAGTTTCTTCTTTTAATAGCTAATTTTAATAAGGCATTACTAGGACATTTTTCTTCACCAGATTGTGCTAATTTTGTAATACCAAAAATAACTAATAATCCTATTGCTAGTGGAAAAAGTTTATTTTGAATTGAGCTAGTAACTGTTAATACAGAATTTTTAACTACAACAATTGATCTTTCAATAGGATCTAAAACAAGACTAGATACTTTTTGTATAGCTTTATTTGCCTCATTTTTTAATTCAGCTGCTGCTATCTCTGCTGCTAAATCAATATTAATTAAACCAATAGGAGGTAAATTAGATAAAACCTCACCATTACCTGTAACAATAGTTTGTTGTTGTGGGGCATAACCATCTATAGTATATGCGAATTTAGGTTGACCTAAAACTACATTAGGAAGACTAGGTAAAACAGGAACTCCAAATCTTATCTCAAATTCTCCATTTGAATCTGTTTTTATTTCTTTATTACCACCCTCATCAAATTTATATTCTAATTTACCTTCATCATTTTTAAAGGATTTCATAGGGTATAATACTTCTACAAACTTTATATCAACTCCCTTTAAAGGTTCATTAGTTTGTTTATCATATACTCTGCCTTTAGTAACAAAGGTAGTGATTATAGGTTCATTTTGAGGATCATTTGTTAGTTTATCTTTAAGATTAGATAATACTTGTGAACCTCTTGCAGACTTCATAAAACCAACAGCTAACCCTAATAGTAATTCCTCATTCATACTTATGCTGTTTTAACTGATTTAGAGGTTAGATTTGGGATTTGTGCCTTAATATTAGATATGCTAGTTTGAATTAAGACAGCAGATGCTGCAGCCGCAGGTATTAAGGGTTCACCACTTAATGCTGTTAATAAAATATTTAAATTTTCTAATAAACTTGAAAATTGAGTTATAAAAGCATCTCCTAATATTAAAGATTCACTAGCATTTTGTCTACCTAAAGATACTATACCTTTTGGAGATAATAAGTTTACATTTCCTTCTAAAGATTTAATACCTAAACCTTCAACAGATTCCATTGCTATTGATTTTTGAGAAGACATTAAAATACTATCAACATTAGTATTGAATATTAATCTACCAGAGTTTAAAATAATTTGTTGCTGATTATAAGATTGAGGTGATTGTGGTGTTTCTTTTATTATATCTGAAAATGGAACTGAGGTACCTCCACCAGTTGTAGAACTTGCTACTGATATTTCAATAGGTATTTGTTGAGTAGAAGTTAAATAAATAGAAGATAAATCTGTATTTATATTTTCAGTTATAGGTAACCAACCTGGTTCTCCTAAATCTTTAGGTTGACCATTTCTTAATATTGTAATAGGACTACCAATCTCACCAGTTGTAGACCAGTTATTTACTACTGAACCTTGTGAGGGTGATGTACTACCTAATCTTAAACTATTAGAAAATCTACCTTCAAAAATCTGATCCCCAATAAAGGATAAAATAGGTCTAATATTTCCCTTTTCTATAAAATCACCTCCACTATTACCGTTTAAATCTAATTGAAATGGGGTATCACTAGGTTGTTGTATATTACCTAACTCAATAGAATCATTACTTTTATTTTGTGAAGGTGATTCAGTTGTATTAGTAGAATAAACATCAGGAATACCATTTTGTTCTGGGTGATTCCAAATACCTATAGAGTTTAAATAATAATAATTATATGTTCCTGTTGCTTGAGAATCACCTGTTGTAGGTAATCTAAATAATATTACTAGCTCATTAACTAATGGATAGTTTTTTAACTGAGGGAATAATGGTTTGGCTAAGTTACTAGATAAAGATTGGTTTGAAACTATTGGTGAGGTAGGTGTTGATACTAGTTGATATTGGATAGTTCCTATTCCACCCCACTGTCCTGTTGAATTAAATAACTGAGAGTTACTGTTAAGAGAAATATCCACTACTCTAGCGGTTACCATCTTATCATTTAAAGTACCTAACTCCTCAGTATTACCAACAGTGTTAGAATTTCTACTTAAATATGATATTCCAACCTTATCCATTATTATTCCTTAGTGGATAGATTTGTATTTAACTTATCAAGTTCAGCTAATAGTTCTTCTTTTTCAGAATCGGTAATACCCATCGAATCTTCGCTGCCGCTATTATTAATCACGCGCTGTACTATAGTAGCCATTTTAATGAGTTGTTCATCGTTTCTAACGCCAATTTCTAAATATTCTTTGATGAGTGGTACTATGAGAGTTGCATCTCCAATATCTTGTACTAGAGGTTTGAGTTCTGAGATTAGACCTGATATTTGGTCTTCTTTTTTCTTTTGATTATTATAAATCTCACTTAATATATCAGAAAATTTCTTTTTTCCAAATACTACACTGTTTAGACCGCTCATAATATTTATTTTTTAGTTATAAATATGGGAAAAGTGTGAGTTTAAAATTTACAATATCCGTTTTCTAAATAAAAATAATACTTAGTTTTAAATATATCGTGTAGTTTATCTGCTACTTTAGTAATCTTAGGTGTTTTAACATCAACTATTTCGCGAATATAGATGTATAATGCCTTTTTATTGAATACATCTATAGTATCTCTTTTTCTAAATAACTCCAAAACTGCATCTGCTATCTGAGCGTCATTCTTTTTAGGAAATAACTCATAAATATTTTCAGTTACGTGATCAACAAATAAATCTATGTATTTACTTAAATCATCTACAGTTTCTCCACCTATATCATCCATATCATATGAATGTGGTGAGTTATCTTGTACTAATACATCAATATCTACTTTTTTGATTTTAGTATTGTAGTTTTTAGTAGTATATAGTATTAACCACCTTTTAACAATAGTACCAAAATAAGAGTATGCCTTAGCACCTCTACTGGGATCAAATAAATGGATTTTAGATAATAAGAAAACTATTATTTCATGCTGTAGGTGCTCTAACTCCTCTACCTCAGTATGATAAAACTTAAAAGTATGAATTATATTCTCTGTGAGTTTGAAGAATGCATAATGTATCTTTTCTTTGTATATTTTAGACTTAAATTCTGAGTCTACAGATGCATTATATAGTACAATAGAGTCTTCTGTCTCTTGAGTAAAATAATTTTTACTCTTAGGTTTTCTTTTCTTAATCATTTAATTTGCTTTAAATTCTTCTAGTTTATTTTGAATTTCTTGGATATGATTAAAAAACCATCCAATCTCATCATCCCCCTCAAACATTCCCTTTTCATCAATCTTCTTTAATCTTTCACTGGAATATTCTATTTGTTTAGTAAGTTCAGTAATATAATTATCATAATCAATTATTATATCCTCTAGTTTTTCTAACTTACGAAGAAGATTAATAGCTGCAAATCCTAAGATTAAAACTAAAGGGGATAAAACCCCTACTAGTACTTCAAATATTTCAAATTCAACTGTCATAAGCTATCTAACATATTTTTTAATCCTGGGCTGGCTATAGTACCTAATGCTTTGGATTTTATATTTGTATTCTTGTTATTACCCAATGTACGTGATTTCTTTTGAGGCTCCACATTTCCACCATTAAGTTTTGGTAACCACTCCATCTCAAATTCTATTCGTGCTGACATTAAATCTGCTTGATGAAGAATAAATGGTAAAGATGTACGTGGTTTTTGTTCGGGCATAAATGTTTTCAAATACTTTGTATTTGCTTCATCATATAACCCATCATGTGTTTGAATAGCAATCATCTCATTGAACGAGTACTGGATGTTATGTGATTGGAGAAGAAATAATCCTCTATCGGGAACAGAAGCAAATGAGACTTTTTTATTAAACATATAATCCTCACCCAGTTTTTCTCGTCTCCATTTATCAGTTTGGGGAATATATGATTCATTTTCCTCATCTCCCATCTTACCTAAATCATGGTTGATAGCGCTAAATACTAATTCTTCTTCGGTAAATGTCGTCATATCACAACCAGCCTCTGCCCATACAGTGGATAACGTGAGCGAAGCAGATACCACACGATTTACGTGATAAACATACCCACCAGGAAATGCACTATGATATTTATCTAGGTGGGATGCGGGCATAAGGATAATTCTATCCTCATACTTTTTATAGAAATCCAATAATGATTGTTTTCTATCTCCTGTAATATATTTCTCAATATTACCTATGAATTCTTCCCAATTTGATTGGATCTGCTCTGCTGTCAACTTCATACCTTACCCCTCTCTAGATGATAATGGTTCATTTTCAATTTGACTTCTTACTTCCTCTACTAGATCACCTGCTCTTTCCAATGCCTTTAGATAAGTTTCTAAGGGTTCCTGCTTACTAACTATTCCTCTTAGATTTCCTAGTACTCCCTCTAAAAGATCTAGTTGTTTATTTATATAATTTCTGTTTTTCATAACTTTGTTTGTTTAACTTTATTCATTTATTATTCCTACTCTCTCTACCTAACTACACAGGGTCGAAGTTACTACCCTTCTTTGACTTAGGCACGTTTTTCGTATGACGTTTTTAATATTTATTTTTTAGTTTTTGAATGGTGTGGAGAAATGCGCATTTTTCGTATTCTTCTACGCTTTCAAAATAAGAAATAGCTTCACTTAATGTTTGTTTTAGGGGACCACTTTTATAATCCATAACTGCTTTACAATGATTTTTATTTTTTAAATCTAAACCTTTAATATAATACCAAGCTCTATTAAATACAGCAAATGAGGCTGCTTCTTTAGTAGTTTCTAAATCAATAGCCCCTGAATTTTCTTTATCTAGAAATTTTTTTAGTTTTTGATGGAATACAAGATGATTAATAATAAGTTTTACAAACATCCCTAGTTTATTTATAGGAGATTCCAACTCAGCCTCCATTATTTTTTCAAGAGCTTTTATACTTTTTTTCTCTTCAAAATCATCATCACTACTACCAAATAAACTAAATAGTTTGTCTTTATCAATCATACTTATAAATATTTATCTTTACAAAAACCTAAATCATATGAGGTATATTTAATACTAAGATTAGGGATATTAAAAGGTGTTTTATATGGGTTATAATCCCACCATCCTTCACCCCACTTCTTATTCATATACTCCCAATTTTTCTTCCAAGCATATACTATTTTATCATTTAATTTAGAATTAGCTCTTCTAGTTTGTGAACCAGTTTTATTATAATCAAAACTTCCACCATGAGAATATCTTTTTTTCATAAAATTAATAGTATTAACAGGTTTATTTATCAATCTCATAATATAGTCTAAGTCCTCACAATAAGCTGGATAAAAATTTTCATCAAATAAACCATGACTTTGTATTAATGAGGATTTCATTAAAAACAAATCAAAACTTCCATAACTATTTGAACCACCTTGACCAAAAATAAGTTTAACATTTTCATATTGTGCAAGTTCATTCATTTCCTTTAAGAATCCTGGTTCAAATCCAACATCATGATTTGGAATAATCCAATAAGGTGAATGCATAAATGATTTAATCACCAAGTTCCATGATGCGGCTACCCCTATGTTTGATATATTGTTATTTACGTGAAAATTTTGAATATAAGGGTGTGGTTGGGAAATAATAGCTTGAATCTCTTTATAAATTTGATTACCTCCATTATTTACTATAACATAATCTTGAACTGGGTAATCAATGCTATCTATTTGTTTTTTTAACCAACCACTCCCATTTAGGATTGGAACTCCTATAACTGGAATCATATTTTAATCAATCTTGTAATAATCATCTATAATAACATCAAACTCTTTATGAACTTCTTCACTAGGACCATAATCAATATTAAAATATGCACCAGCAAATATTTTAACTGTATCTCCAACCATTCTTCTATTTAAATAGAACTGTTGTTTTGAATTATAACTATACGAAGTTGAAGTACCAACATGAAAGGATGGACAAGTATAACAAGTTGCTCTATTAAATTGATATCCAGCAATATTAAGGGGAGGATGAAGAGCAGCTAAATCTGTAATAGTAATTGCTAAACTTCCAACATTTATTTTATCATTTTGTCCGTTTTGCAATCCTAAAATATTGTATACTGGTATCTTAAAAGATAAAGTATCAAAAGCAATCCAAGTATCTGAATCCCAATGACATGCAACTAAAGGAACACCATTATTCACATAATTAGGATGTAATTTATCTAATTTAGCTAAAACAGTAAAATATTTGGGACCTCTATATTCAATATGATGGTATCCATTCTTGTCAACCCAAGTATTAGGTTGAACTAATGTATCTATCCAAAATTCAGCATCACAATGTTTATCAGCACATGGATGTGCCCAACCATGCCATCTATCACGTATACCAGTTACTTCAAGCAAATAACCATCAAAACAACTACTAAGCAAAACCACTAAAACTGAATATATAATTATATTTTTCATAACCTTAATTTTTAAATGTTTAAATATACCGTAAATATACATAAAATCTCTGTGGTATCCAAATAAAATCACATAAGTTTTTAAAGAAAAGAAGAAAAGAAAAAACAAATGTAAAACAATGTGGTTACCTAAAATATTGTTCGTATATTGGCGTATATAATACATCAACAAATGGGTAATACTATAGTATTGAAAGAAGACTTATTAAGAAACTACATAGACTTAGAAAATCTAATTGTGTGTTGGGTTCAAAGTGGGTGTGGGAGTTGTAAAAAAGTTATACCTTTATTATTTAAATTAGATGACAAATACACTGTAGTAATAACTGATGGTGAGATACACACTCAGTCTCTACAATATTACCCTAATAATATACCAACATATTACCCTTCAATACTATTATTTAATAAAGGGAGATTTGTTAAAGTATTAACAATAGATGATATTAAAGAAATTAAGTTATATTAAACATTATGAAAATGAGCACAA